TTTATTATATTCGGGATATTCTATTTCTTTACGAGCAGATCTTTCTTCCACCCACCATTTATACAATGCCATTGTTTCTCTGGCGTGAACTGCCTGATGATCACACCTTTCATGTGGCGGAAGTTTCGGATCATCCAGTGTAGCTGCCCATTCAAGATGTTTGATGCCTAAATCTGGTCGGCGAAACTTATAGAACCTACGATAAAATGGCATGTGCTTCTCGCACCACGAAGCGTTCTCTTTACGCTCATCCGACCATATATATCGACTCCATGCTTGTTCAACCTCAACAAAGTCTTTCAACATGTTGAAATTGACATGCAACATGAGTGTATCTACATCATAATATCCAGGTTTCAATCCTGTGTCTATCTTATGATATTGATCGTAAGTTCGATATCGAATCCAATCAGTAACACGATCATATTTCCACTTGATTGGCATAATCCACCTAAATTTAAATGAATTCATAATCCAAAAGCGCACTGGCGCCTTTTCTTTATATTCATTTTCAAAGAGACGCCATCCCTTTGATGTCATCGATCCAGGCGGATTGTATTTCATCCAGGATTTAATACACCTTAAGACTTTTTTAGCTTTATTCATATGGTGCATATTACTGCACTAGGACTAACTTGTCAAGAATGCTGTTGGTGGTTTACCTTGGAGATAAATGCGTTCATCTTTTCAGCTTCAGCCATTACTTCTTCTGTGGTTGGAGAAGTTGCGGCCTTACCCGTATGGTGAGTTACTCCAATTGCTTGATGTTTTGCTGAAAGCACCTGAAATGCGAGTTGAAGTAGCTCGAGACGAATTTCATATGGGGTTTTATTAGTTGGTTTCATTATAATTTTCCTGTGTGTATTTAATTTCTTCTTGGTAGTGCAATCGAAGATGTTGCTTGCTCGTATTGCGATTGTAACTGTCCCGAGGGCTCGCCAATAACAACCGGTTTAGGAACTATTACAACCTTATCAGGATCTGCCATCATAAGAAATGGTGCAAATCTAAGTCCTGTGTCGGTAGCAATCATACATAGAGGTTTTTCAACTCTGTACGCTATCATTGTCTCATCTACTACCTTAGCAATAAATTCTTCACCCGATCCTACTTTAAATACGCCAATATATGGTGTATCTTTCTGTTTCTGTGTTAACATTTTCTTCCTTATTGGTGTTTCGTAACTATATACGTGTTATTTTTGGAACGCAAGCAATCAAGCATTAAATTTCACATCCATTTGCTGTACATGCCAATATTTGTGTGCCTTCAACGTTATCTTCCATTTCTACAATACCATCCCAATCAATCAAGTGTGGCATTTTAGCAACCATTGTCTCATATTCCTCTTTTGTACAATCTTCATAAGGTGCTTGCTTATAATTGCCACCATCGTGTGGCAAGAACGATACCCCAGAAATCTCATCAAAGTGATTCCACACAAATGCACCAACTGCCGGCCATTCTTTCTCATGTACGGAAATTGTTACAGATGGTTTATGTTCGCAATAATGATGTTGGTACACAAGCCATAAATTAAGATGTTTAATGGAATCTAAATCATGGCGCAAAACTGCACCTTCTGGAGCCTTCTTTGGAAATGTAAAAACCATTGTACTTGAGGGTTTTGTTACATCTGGTTCATGTGGAACACCTGCTGCCATCATAGCTTTTGTCAAAGGATCTTTCAAATCTCCGCGAATACGACGATAATAATATGCAGCGTGACGTGCATGAATTCCACTTGCTGTATCAGTCAACTGAGAAACTGTTCCAGATGGTTTAATTGCTGTAATAGCTGCTGCAACAGGAATGCCTAAAATTCCCGCAAATTCTGCATTGACATCAATGGTCATTGCCTTAATTGCTTCAAGTCGAGCCGGTAAATCGGGATCTTCCGGATTATTAAGTATGTGATTATCGAGAATACCTGTCATTGATACGCCTAATAGACGTTCCTGTTCTGTATTGTCGCGCCAAATCTTACGTAGATATGGAAAATGTATCAAAGTTGACTGAAATGTTCCTAATATTGTCGCAATTCTTGCTTTTCTAAGTAAATCTTCTAATGTATCTGTGGCACGAACAATAATTTCTGTTAGATTACAGAATTGATATGGACGTAGAATAATTTCTGCACAAGGATTTGTACCAAAATCGAAGTCTGGATTACGTCGACCATTAGTTTTTACGATATTTTTAGCTGCTTCACGGTTAAAAATCCCACGTTCGCCAGATTTTGACTCGTAAAGTGATAACCACTCTTTCATAAAAATACCAACATCGGGTCGTTCTGTATGACAGGCACTGTTATTAGCTAGGGCACGTTGACTTTGTGTTTCCCACCATGAACCAGTTTTAGCATTACGCATGCGGTCATCAGAAAGGTTTGAAAGGGAGATCATAGCAGACCTACGAACACCGCCAACAACGACTACTTCGCCAACTTTACACATAATATCGTGACATTCTAAGCTATTTAGGCGCCTGCCTTGGGCATTCTTGAATATTCTAACTGCAAACTTGAACAATTCAACCAACGGTTCTGGACCAGACGCCCTGCCACCAAAAGTTTTTAGACGGGCACCGGCGGGTCGAACCTTACTAACGTCCCACTTTGGCGCCTCTCCCGAATATAACATTGCAATGACTTGTCTTAGAGCCTTGGCCCAACCTTCCTTACTATCGGATACAACAATAATCGACTCACTATCATAAATCCTTTCGGGAACCTCAGGTAACTTCGCTATATACTGTCTTTCTACACTAAAACCAACACCTGTACCACATAATAAAATAAACATTGCTTCATCAAATGCCTTAGGATCATCAATTGGCAAATAAGAACAATTATAACCTGATGTATTATCACGCTCCAAAGCCTTACCAGATGTCATCAATGCACGCATGGAAGGCATAACTTCAAAATTAGTTACAGCATCTTGTAATTCTTTTCGTAACTCGTCCGACATAGTATAATCATGTTTTTGTTGTAGATGTTTATACATAAAATCAAAATAACGTTCAACAGTCTCTTCCCAGGTCTCACGACGTTTCTTATTATCTAAATATCTCGCATATCTACTCTTCGCAATGTATGTCTCGTATAGCATTTATTTCTCCGGTAAATTGGCCAACAACCCGTGCCGACTCTTTATGTTATTGTTTTTACTTGTTCTCTAGTATATTTTTGTATTACGGTGAAGTTTTCTTTCACTTCTGGATACTTACTTATCTGGCCGAGGTGGTGGTTCAAAACATAGTGATTATCAATGAGCGGTAAGAGATAAATACCGTCTTCATCTTTTACCAGCATCAATTCAATAGTGGTAAAAGTAGGCAATAACACAAATGTATAGAACATTAATAAACTAATAGAACTTGTACAGAAAGATCCATGGAATAGAATTTCCCATGGTGTAGGCCAATTTGTGGGATCATAATAATCCAACGTCCGTGACCCGAACGGAATGGTTGAACAAAATTTAGCTACCTTTTCCATCTGTTCATCTAAAGGAAGATCTTTTATTTCATTCCTTAAAATTTTCCACAGGTGAAGGCGCTCGTCATTAGGAATTGTATTCCAAATCATAATATTATATTATATAGGAAGCCAGATAATCGTGCTTGAACTAAATGTTAACGATCCTGGAAAATTATGTATATAAGAAATCTCAATATTAGGTCCATTATATGCTGCTGTAAAACTAATATCAAATAATGTAGTATTGACATCAGTGCTTGCATCAACAAGAGAAACAGAACCTGGCCCAAAATCAACCACAGCGGTAATCTTTATATCACCATTTCTGGAAAAAGTTGTGCCAACGATATTCCAATCAGGGTTCAATGAATCTGTAACATCATAAAGGATTGTAAAGAAAGGCGTGGCTAGGTAGGTCAATGCCAGTATAGGTGTAGATACACCAACGGGTGGCAACTGAATCACAAGCGGAGACAAGGTGAGTCCACCGGTCACACTCGGAGATAGCTCTACATATTCACCGCTTATATTACCCACAAATGTACGACGACTATCTGTGCATAATGCTAATTCTCCCGGCATAAGAACATTAGGATATGCTATTGCTGTATAGCCGATAGGCCCCGAGCCCGGTGGATTATAACCGCCTATTCCGTTATATGGTGGCAATGTATATCCTGGCGGATATAAAGCGTTGAATTGTGACTGTGTGCCACGTCTATTTTGAATTCTCGAAACTACAACTGGTGATGTCATTAATATAAATCCTTTTGTGTGATGTATTTAGCCAAGACCGAACTTATCATAATACGCGCATACTTTGTTTGCCCACATAGTTTCATAATGTTTGAACTCTGTGCCCTCGATAACGAACTCTTGATATTTAGCTTCTCTTGTCGCAATCATGACAACACCGCGGTTAATATCTGTGCCATACATTTCATTATGTGAAAGAGCGTATGCGGCCAACTGCATAAAGTAATCCTCAATCCATTCTTTTTTCTTTTCGCGAAGACTATTCTTAAAGTCCATTATGGATGGTTTACCTTCGTGCAAACCTGTCAAATCAGTTGTGCCAGCATAAAGTTCGGGCGAATATAATGAAACTTCAGATCCCCAAATTTCATCTACCTTGGGTAATCCGTGTTTTATTATGACTTTAGCAAGTGCCTTAGCCATAAATGTTCCACTCATATCTTCACCGAGAATATACCTTTCTATATTTTTATGCATACTATTACCAAGGCCGCCCGCTTCAGTCTTGATTTTATTGGCTTCGTTTATTCCAACACGCTCCTGCCATTCTCTTATATGAGTCATATCTTTCATTTTTGAAAGAATTGTTGTAACTGAGGGGAGTGGGCGACCTTCACCAACGATATATCGTCTGCCGTCGCCGGAATCGATTCGTTTTAGAGGTTTATAATCGAATTTCTTTTGTATTATCATCAACAGATTGTAACACAAAGAGTATCACAAAGTCAAGGATTTACCAGCATAAACGCCAGACAATTGTAGAACCGGTCGCAGGATTCGATTGAATAATAACCGTATAACCTAATGCGGTAAAATAAGATTGAACCTGAGACAATTGCAATTGAATTGGTTTATTTGTTGTTGCACCTGACCATACTTGCCAATATAGATTTGGATTCGTTCCAAATGTATTTACGGATGTATTGATTGTGACAACAGCGGGCGCGGCTGGCGGATTTGGTAATGCGGCTGTCGATGGATTGAATACAGTTCCTGTTGCTGAAGGTGTATAACCAGTTCCTGGTGAATTTACGGCAATAGACGCAACAGAGGTGCCACTTAGTGTCACTGTAGTAGTTGCTCCTGTTCCCGGGTCAGTTATAACTAAATATGGTGAATTTACGGCGTATCCTGCCCCTGTATTGCTAATGATGACACTAGTAATTGTGCCAAATGGATCAGTAATAACCGTGGCCATAAATCCTGTACCTAGCGGATATGGTAATAGTGGATTCAAGGTTGAAACAATCTGTGCCTCTGCAACACTATTCTGGTATCCTGAACCTGGATTTAGAATCGCTACTTCAATAATTTGTCCAGTTATACTAACTGAAGTAATTACAAATACTGCATCAACATATGCAATATTAGGAAGAACTGCTCTGGTAGCAGTGACAGTATCATTTACTGTATAATTCAAACCGCCACTTACGATATTTATGTTTACGATACCACCAGCACCATTAACCAGGGGTTGTAAATTTGCACCTATGCCCAATACTGAACTAACAGACATTGTTGCTGGAACAGGTTGATAACCTAAACCGCCAGCAACAATCGGAATAGCTAAAATATTACCGCCGTTAGTAGTAACAGTTCCTGAAGCAAGCGAACCCGGAGTAACACCAACGGGTGGGAGAAAATAAACTGATGGTGAATCTTGAAAATATCCTGTACCACCGTTGACCACTGTAACAGTATCAACACCTGTTACAAAAGTCATCGGTGTAGTACCACCTACCGTAGTACACATCTGACCACCACCCGGCACACATTGGCTGGCTGCGTCTAATATGGCCTGCTGAAGCATGCAAATCTCTTTCCATACAATCGGAAGATTCGTAGAGAGGGTTTCCATTGTTGCGGCATTTGGAAAGCCCGAATTTGCATTTGAAGTGGAGGTTAGATCACAGCTCATATTTTATCCAATTTTCGTGGCCGCTTGGGCCATGTCGCCTACCTGTTCTGCACTATCCTGGCCTGCACCGGCAGTTTCTGCACCCTCGGGTGGAGCCAATACAATCATTTCTGGCGTAGCATTTGTAATAGTCGGATTATTGGTCAACAGAGACAAAATACTATTTACATCAACAGAATAGCCCATCTTGTAAAGTGTAGCCACAATGTCTTGTGTCCTTACTTGTTGGGCGCCGTTTCCTTTAGCGCCGACGAGAAGATTATTTAGATCGGATTCTAAACTTTGATTATAATCCTCTTGGATGATTTCCCTTGCTCTCATCGGTATAATTATACCTTTAATGAACGCAAGGTTCTTGCCTTTTCAACAAGCTTTTTCATCTCTAAAACTTTACGCTGAAGTCTCGATTCTTTCATTTCACGACCTAGTGGCTCTTCTTCATCTTCGGCGCCAAACTCGTCGCCCATTTCTCCAGCGTCCATTTCGGGTTCAGCATCCAGGTCACCGGCTATGTTATCAAGATCGGCGCCT